TAAGGATTCCAAACCAACCGACATACAGACGGTTGTTAGTAGAGGTCACCCATTTACAAAAGGCTTCCCAGTTATTTAGTTGTTGTGGTCTTGAAAGTACAGCAGTCATTTAAGTAAGAGTTCATGGTTGGGTAAGTAAGTTAAGTAAGACCAGTTTTAAGCCATGGCTGGCTAGAGCTAGGGGAGGAATTGCACCTCCCTTATTCTATTTAGCTATTAGAAGTTATACTTAAGTCCGGCCTTAGTGCCGTAGCTGTTCGTATCTCCAGTAAGAAATGATACTTCTCCGTAGACAGAGAGTGCTTCGTTGATTCCATAAGAACCACCAGCTTTACCTGAGAGTTCTACTTCACCATCAGCATTATCGGGAGCCAGCAAAGCAGGGCCGCCCTGCAGATACCAACCACCACCTTCTACGCCAACATGGACGTCAGTAGTAGAGCCAGTGTAATCAGATCCGACGAAGCCTGAGTTGGTTTCTACATTGACGTAGGGACCAGCATGAGCAGCGCCACCAGCGGCGACAAGGAGACTAGCGATAATAAGAGATTTCATGTGTGTTGTTAGTTGGGTGTTACTTTTTCTTAGCAGTTTTTGCGGAGCGTTTAAAGTTCTTAGCCGTAGGTGCTCCAGCAGCCCCAGGCTTCCTCATTTTTTCACCACTGCCAGCAGCAATACGCTTGCGTTTAGCGTGGATGTTTGCATACAAACCGGGTTTTTGTTTAGCCATTTAGCATTTCCATTTGCGTAGTGCCAGAGCCTTGCGGGTTGGCTTTCCTTTCTTTCGCATCGGTCCTTTGACACCTTTCATTCTAGCACAGAAGGACCGCTTACGTGGACCACCACCAGGCTGAGGAGCCTTTAGGTTAGACCCAGTTGCACGGTTGTATTTACGACGACCGGCAGCAGTCAAGCCGCCAGTCCTCGATTTGTGTTTACCAATTTTTAGACTAACACGCTTGGTGCTACTTTTTTTTACCGCCATTTTTCATACCCTTCTTAGGTGGGCGACCGACCTTTGAACCATACGTTCCTTTACCTTGTGGCATTACCAGACTCCGGGAATAATTTGACCAGTGATTGCATACGCTCCGAGCGCAGCCATGACGCCCAGCATAGCCAGACGACCGTTTAGTTTTTCAGCGTTTTCGTTGTGTAAATCGCGCACGTCAATAAATGTGATAGGAGGTTCGATTGCGTAGAGGTTTAGACGACCTCGTTCTTCAGTTACAATAGACATCAGAATTGCAGGTCAGGAGAGTTACTGAGTTTACTCATGACCTCTTGCCGGAAAGCAGGGTCACGATCATAACGAGGGTCATTCATATCACGTACAACTTCTGCTTGACTTCGATAACCGCCACTAGCTTGGGCTGGTTTGCCTTGGATCATGTTGTTTTCGTAGCCCACGTTGTCGTTGTATTGTGATTGGAGACCTCGCAATGCAAGGTTGATAGCAGCAACATCACCAGACTCAATGACGTTGTCAAAAGCCTGTACTGTGTTTGCGTCAAGATTTTCTGCAGCCCATTGTGTCATCTGTTGGTACTGCTGCTCACCTCCAACACTTTGGTAGATGCTAGTAACCTCTTGGTCGTTAAGCTCTCTACCCTGTTCAACAGGTGAGTCTTCTATGGTGTCTTGATACCTAAGATAAGCATCGACCAGGTCTTTACTATCCATGGCAGAAAGTTTTGCCATCGACTCTTCACTGATCTCACCACCTTCTGCAAGTTCATCATCGATACTGTTAAACATTGAAATAGTTTCATCAGCTTCTTCAGCAGGCTCAGCCTCCTGTTCAACTGTTTCTTCTTGCTCACCAGATCCCAGTTTCTTTTGCAGCTCAATGTAAGCCTGTTCTAGGTCCTGAGCACTTTTGTATTTACCAGCCAGAAGTTGGTTCTGCTGGTCTTCCAAGGCTTGACCGACAGCGAGAGACTCAGCGTCCCGCTCTTCTGCCACTTGAATAGCTTGAGGGTCGTTGCTTGGATCGTAGGTAAGGATTTCTGCCATGTGTTATTCGGGTGAAATAGCCTCAGCCAACATAGCTTCAGCGTTAGGATTCTTAGAAGGATCCATCATAGGACTCTTCAATAGTTGTGGTGCTTGCTGCATGGCAGCCATCTGTTGCTCTTGATCTGCAGCGGCATCAGACTCAGCTTGACGGTCGTCAACACTCTTAACAAGGTTGAGAACATCGATGCCTTGTGCTGCTGCCAGTCGTTTGATTGCTTCGTCGGCGTTGATAAACGTCATCAAAGCTTCAGGACCAAGTGTTTGAGCGATAGTTCCAATGAAAGCAGTCAAGCTTTCTCTATCTTGACCACGACCCAGTGCGTTAATACCAGCAATGATAGTAGGTGCTACTAGGTCTTTAGGATACTTAGGTAGCTGACCACTTCGGGACAGCACCAGTAGTTTCCTGTTTAAGTAAGGGACCAAGAACTCTACTGTCAGCAGAGAGAAGAGACCGCCAAGCTGCTGCTCCAGTTCGAGCTGAGTCAGACGCACCTCTTCAGCAGTGGTACGCTCAGATTGACGCACAGTCAAGACAAGGAACGCTTCAAGGATGCGACGTTCAAGGGTCTGCATCATCTGCAAAGCTGTAGAGAAGTCAGCAGTCTTACCGACTTGGATGACACCGATATCCTCGGGTCGCCCTTGTACGATAGCGCCGTTACCTGCCTGAGCAATGGTCTGTGGTTTGGTGGTAGAGGATGGGCTGACTACAAAGACCACCTTAGCGGCGCTTGCAGAACCTTCTACCATGGCTTGTGACAGAGCGTTGAGTGACTTGAGGTCACCCAAGAATTCTTCAACTCGACCGCGGCCATAGTTCTCACCGTCAACGGAGTTGAATCGGAGAACCAACCAAGGGTTAGCATCTTTCGGTGCCTTACCATCAGTCTTAGGAATGACTTTGTCGAAAGCTTCTTGGTGCCAGACCCAACGATTGTTGTCTAGCTTGACGTGAGTATAGATCTCAACGTCATCAGTGTTAGATCCATAACGTTGTCCAACACTTTGTTCTTTATGTAGCTCTTGAAACTCCCTAGGAAGGAGTTGTTTGTTAATAAGTTCTTTGGTAACGATCTCAATTACGTTGCCGTTTCCATCACGTTCTAAGACGTAGCGGTTGAGTGGGTAGTGTTTGATACTCTCTTTACCCATAAACATCAGTGCGTTGCCACCAACCACTAGGTGTTTGATAGCCTGGTGAACAGCAACACGGTCGCTAGAAGAAGCGATCGAATCCATCACCATACGCTCCATTTTAGCAAAGCTCAGGTCAAGTTCAGACCTAATTTCAGCAGGCAGTTCAGTGCCGAGTTTATCGTCACGAATCTGCAGCTTGAAGAAAGAAGTCTGAGGTGGTAGAAGTGCTAGCATCAGCTTTGATGCCAGTGTTACTACCGCTTTACTGCCTACACTTTGCCAGGGTTGGCGTAATGTTTTATGAGAAGAACGTAACTCATCACGTTGGATAAGATACGGAAGGGTTAACTCTGAACACTCAACAGCAATATCAAGAAAATGATTACGGCCACTGGTTAGATGATCATACCTACTACGTGCGTTCATCAGCCTAAGTTAGTAGAAGATCCTTGTGTAGTTTGTGCAATACGAAGTTTATCCAAACCAGCTTTAGAGCCAGCTTTCTTACGCTTGCGGCCTTTGTAAGTTGTGGGCTCTCGTGTTAGTTCTGCAACGTTAGCTTGCATGGTTGCTTCCATTGCAGCCTGTTGTTGTTGATTTTGTGATTGGATTTCAGCAAGTCTCTTCTGGTTTGCTTCTTCTGTACGACGCATCTGTGCTTCATAACGCGCTGCGTCTCGTCGTGCCTGACGTCGAGCGCGTCCAGCTCCACCATCGCCCATAATTAAAGTTCCTCGTTTGTAATACGTGAGTTAATCCAGTCCACAACACTACGCTGACCGGCTTGATACATAATCGTATTGATCTGATCAGCGGGACCTGGGTTGGTCAGCGGGAATCGATCCTCCAGTTCAGAGACTAGAAGGTCTACAGTCAAGCCAATGTTAAGCGTACTGTGGGAGGTTTGTATTTGCATGTTCAAAGAAAGCAGGCATACGCGCTGCACGGGTGGCGGCAAGTTCTGGTGCCTTGCCTTCATACATTAGGCGATCACTAGAATCAAGCCAAAATTTTTTGTCCAGATATTTATCGGAGTGCTCGCCCAGGGGCTGCATCACCCAGTTGATCGTAGCCTTACGGAGCTTGTCCAGAGATGGGCTGATGTTGTAGCCCAGCTCGGTGTGTACCAGTGAGTTAACCGCCACATGGACTTGTTCGTCTCGGCTGATATCTGCTGAAATCGTTCTCATACCAGCGTCACCATTAAACCTAAAGAATGGTAAAAGAACGAAGAATAACGCACGCTCGGCAACAAGTGCTTTGGTGATCGTGTGATCCGGATGTGCTTCCCAAGCGGACTTAAGCCGTAGGGCTTCCGCCTCAGCTTTCTTATCAACGCCGTAAGCAGAGGCGATGTAACCAAGTGCGACGTCGTGGTTCTCTTCGTCTTTAACATTGGAGAGTAGTATTTCCCGAGCAAGCTCTGGTACTTCAGTGGAGAGAGCATCAGTAATAAAATCTCCCACAGGTAGTTCCATGTGTCGCAAGGCAAGTGCACGGAGCAGTGTCTCGTGTGCACCATCCTTGCATGTACCGGCAGTCATCTGAACCGGTGTCCATTTTCTTTTTCGATTGAGTAATTTTTGATAAGGGTTCATTCTTGACAGTCACAAGTTAGTTCTTCATTTAGAATGCCAGCAAGATACTCATCGACGTCTTCCTTGATAGCTGCATATACATCAGACTTATCTTGTGTATCGCCCATGACTTGCAGGCTATAGTAAAGGGAGGTTTGAGGAGATTCTAACCACTCTTCGATAAAGGCGTTGTCATAAGTAACAACATCACTCCAACTGTTGAAGCTATACCCGTGAAGAAGTCCCGTACGATCGAGTAACGTCATGATGCCATCAGCAACACGCTTGTAGTTTTCCCAACCGACTTCTGAGGCAATTTCTACGTCGCCATATTCATATGTTTGTACACCGAACGTGCCGCTATCACGGTCCACAGTGCGGCTGATGGGTGGTGCAATCTCAGGGGTAGATGTGAAGCCATCGAGATCTTTTGATCTGTAGCTACACGATGCAGTAGGGGCAATTGCAAACGCCCTATCCATCTTGTGTGACCTAGCGACACGTGCTGCAAGGTTGATACCTAGCTTCATCTGTACCGCTAGCTCATAGGCTGGTGTACGTACTACCTCTCCAGAGTTAAGGCAGCGTAGTGCTTCACCAAATTGTGCGTAGGTTACACCGTACCGCCGTAGGAGATTTGCGAGGCCGAGTATTCCCAGTCCGACTTGTCTGTCTGTTTCACTGGGGAGATATTCTCCTGAATCGCTAACGCCAGTTCGACCATGGAGTTGGCACAGTTCTGACATCCCTTCAGTGAAAGCTCGTGGAATGTCGTCAAACTCACAGGCACCGAAATTGATATGTTGCAAGAGACAAGTGCCTCGGCTTGGCAGGTACACTTCAAGGCATACGTTTCCTCGAATTCGATTTCCTTCATCGTCATACTTTACTTTGTTGAGCCATATGTCACCTGATTTGATGCCATAAAGTAGTTCTTCTTTAAACGTGCAGGCTTTCCACCACTCTGGTTTGATGTTGATGCATCGTTTAACCCAGGGTAGTTCGGATCTAGGAGTTTTAATAAACTCAAGTGCATCAGGGTGGCTGAGATCAATGTGACACACCACAGCGCCGTTTTTATATACACCGCCACGACGAAGAATCTCATTTAAGGTGCTGTAGATTTTTGCGAAAGATACTGGTCCAGATGCAACCAATCCTTTGTCATTTTCTGTTCCTTTGGGTCGCAGTTTCGACAGGTGAACCGCGCAGCCCGCTCCATATCGTAGAGCATGTGATACAAATTTCCAGGATGCTTCAATTCCATTGTCCCCTGTGATTGAGTCTTCAACGGTGAAAACAGTGCAACTAACAGGTAAACGTGAGGTGGGGTCGTCGATCCAAGACTGGACTCGACCTGTTCGTGCGATGTATGAGGTGGTCATTCGGTAATAAGGTCGTTCAATTTAGGCGGTTGATAGTTTGGACCTTTTAGGACCTTACCATCTGCTCGGTATAGAGGTTTTCCATCCTCACCAAGTTTAGACATGTTTGATTTGTGGACACGATTCATTGCTTCATCGAGATCCCATTCTTGAGAAGCAGCAAACTGGTAGCAAACATACACCAAGTCAGACAGCTCCTTCAGTTGTTCACAATCATCCTTCATGTGGAAGGCTTCATGAAACTCTGACCATTCTTCATCGATCAAAGCTTTCTGACCAGTGCGTCGGTCTTTCCCATTCGTCAGTGAGTAGGCGGACCGGAACTGTTCCGCTTGGTCCATGAGGCTCGTGTGTATGTAAGAGTTCATTCTCAAGATAGTGGATAGCTTTGTGAAGGTCCTCTCTTTTAGAACCTTTGTAACCGGCTCTGCAAATATATTTACTAGCATTGCCTAGGTGATAATTTCGTTTT